GTAGAAAAAAAATTTTTATGACACAGATAATTCACAAAGTTTAATAACAGTTGAAGCACATTTTGGAACTGATACACAATCTTCTTCATCTTTACTTCAAGAAGTTGATGGGTGGTCTACAGTACATAAATTATCTGGATTAGCTTATTTGGCTCTAAGGTTCGAGTGGAACGCAGATAAATTTGGGTCTATACCAAACGTACAGGCACTAGTTGCGGGAAGAAAAGTATACAACCCTAATTTAGATGGAACTGTTACTGGTGGAAGCGGTAGCCACAGGAAAGACGATAGTTCAACTTGGGCATATTCAGATAACCCTATATTGCAATTATTAGATTATTTAAGAAATGATAGATTTGGAATGGGTATTACTGATACTTATTTTGATAGTAATTTTGCAGATTGGCAAACTGCAACAGATGTATGCGATACACAAATTCAACCTTTAGGCGGTACAAATTTTATAATTCATACTTTTGGGGTAGGTTATGGAGATAGCACAACAACTAACACGATTGATCTAATGAATAGCCATACAGTTGTTGATACAGCAAAAAAAGCTATAGATAATGTTAAAGATTTTGTTAGGGGTTCTAGGTCTTATCTTAATTTTTCTGGTGGTAAATATAATATATTAGTTGAAACAACAGGTTCAGCATCAATAACACTAACAGAAGATAATATTTTAGGTGGTATAAATGTTATAAGTAAAAATAAAAATTCCAGATATAATCGAGTTATTGCAAACTTTATAAACCCAGATAAAAATTATCAATCTGATTCAGCACAATTTCCACCAGTAGATGAAGAATTAATAGATACAGCAGACAAACACGCAACACTTTTAGCCGAAGATGGTGGAGTATTATTAGAGGGTAGATTTGATTTTTCAATGCTAACAAATAAATTTCAAGCACAGGAAATGGCAGAAATAATATTAAGGCGGTCAAGATCAAGTTTAAATGTATCATTAAAAGCAGATGCAACAGCTTTAGATTTATCTATTGGGGATATAGTCAATATAACCCATGCAACACCCGCATTTTCTGCAAAACCTTTTAGAGTTCAAGGAATGACATTAAACGCAGACCATTCAATTGGTTTGACGTTATCAGAACATCAAGATTCATATTATACTTTCGGAACTCAAGACCCAACACCAGAAATAGCCGATACAACATTGCCGAACCCATTTATAGTTCAAACACCAGTTGTGACAGTTACAGATGAATTAAGATCAAGGAATGAAGAAGCTATTTCAGTATTATTAGTAAATGTTACAGCAACAGATTTATTTATAACTGATTTTGAAGTACAGGCTAAGAAATCAACAGATTCAGTTTTTATAAATTTAGGTCGTGGAAGTTCATCACAATTTGAATTAGTCAATGTTGAAGATAATGTTGTTTATGATATTAGAGCAAGGTCTGTAAGTTCTGTTAGTAGATCAGTATTTGTAACACAACAGCACCAAATAATAGGTAAAACAGCACCCCCAGAAGATGTAACAAACTTTAGTGTTAATATTATTGGAACAGAAGCACATTTATCTTGGACACCAGTAGGCGATTTAGATTTATCACATTATAGAATTAGACATTGTAGGGAAACAAGCGGGGGTACATATGCCAATTCTATAGATATAGCTGATAAAGTATCAAGACCCGCAAATACTGTAATTGTACCCGCTATGACAGGCACATATTTTATTAAAGCTGTGGATAAGCTAGGTAATTCTTCAAGAAATGCTGTTAATAAAGTTGCTATTATAGAAAGTATAAAAGGTTTAAACGTAGTTACAACATCTACACAAAGTCCAAATTTTACTGGAACTAAAACAAATACAAGGGTTGTTGATAATAAACTTCAATTAGGAACAGCAAATAATTTTGATGATGTTGCGGGGAACTTTGATGATGCACAAGGTTTATTTGATGGTGGAGTTGGTAATGTTGCATCTTCTGGAACATATGAATTTGACACACATATAGATTTAGGTTCTGTTTTTACAAGTAGAGTGACTGCTAACATGAATGTAGCAAGAGTTGGATTTGTTGACACTTTTGATAGTGCCACAGGTAATTTTGACGATAGAGATGGAGATTTTGATGGTGACCCACAAGAATTTGATGATACTAATTCAGAATTGTTAGTTGCAACCACAGAAGATAACCCATCTGGTTCACCAACATATACTGATTTCAGAAAATTTTTTGTAGGAGATTATAAGGCAAGAGCATTTAAATTTAAGGTGCAAATGACCAGTCAAAGTGGCACAGCAACCCATCAAATATCAGCATTATCGGTAACTGTAGATATGCCAGATAGAGTTTATTCAGAAACAGATATAGTTAGTGGAACAGATGCAAGCGGAAAAGCTGTAACATTTACACCCGCATTTAAAGGAATACAAGGTATAGGAATTTCAGCAAGTAACTTAACAAGTGGCGATTACTATGCTATAACAAATAAAAGTGCTACTGGTTTTACCATTGAGTTTTTTAATAGTTCCAATGCAACAGTAAGTAGAACATTTGATTATGTTGCAAAAGGTTTTGGAGAGTTAGCAAGTTAGGAGTTTAAAATGTCGCAAAATGATTTATCAATAGCTAATCAAGGTTTCCCCGCAACAAGGACTGATTTAAATAGTGCATTACAAGCATTAGGTTCAACTAATTCTGGAAGTTCAGCACCCTCAACAACTTATGCAAATCAATTATGGTACGATACAGCAAATAATATTTTAAAAATTAGAAATGAAGATAATGATAATTGGATTTCATTAATAACTTTAGATCAAACTAATGATAATGTTGAAAGTCTAACTGCTGATTCTATTACAGAATCTACTTCTGGAAGTGGTGTAACAATTGATAGTGTCATATTAAAAGATGGTGGAGTAGGGAGTACATCAAGTGCAGTAACATTAAATGCGTCAAGTTTGAATAATGGTCAGTTTGGCGGTAGACGAAACATGATTTACAATGGTAATTTTCAATGTTGGCAAAGAAGCACCAATGAAACTGGATTAGGAGCATCTAGTGGTTATTTTACTGCTGATAGATGGAAAACGCAAATAGGTGGAACTTCTGCGGGTAGATATACTATGACTCGAACAGCTGGTGACCCAGATGGGTTTAACTATGGTTTAGTTATTAACTGCACTACTGCTGATACATCTATTGCATCTGATGAAGTTTTAATTCTAAGACAAACATTTGAAGGGCAAGATTTACAACATTTGAAAAAGGGAACAAGTAGTGCAAAGAAAACTGTATTGTGTTTTTATGCAAAGGTAGTCGGAAGTGCAACAGACATAGTAGTTGAAATTAGAGACAAAGATAACGACAGGCATATTTGCAAAAAATTTACACTTACTACAAGTTGGGCTAAATATGAATTTGTTATTGATGGAGACACAACTGGTGCTTTAGATCAAGATACATCTGCATCATTAGACATTAATTTTTTTCTTCATGCGGGATCAAACTATACAAGTGGTACTTTAGCAACATCTTGGGCATCAAGAACACAAGCAAATAGAGCAGTAGGTGTTAATTCAATATTTGCTAGTACAAGTAATGAATTTTATATTGCGGGTGTCCAATGGGAAATTGGGTCGACTTCAACCGAATTTGAATATCGAACATTTGGGGAAGAACAACAGCTTTGCTACCGCTATTATTATCAAATGCAAGTAGCAACTAATTTTATGAAAGTTGGTCATGGTAGGGCATATGATTCTAACAATACGACAGCAACATATCCAGTTCCAGTTCCTATGAGAGCAAACCCAACTGGTTCTGTGTCTGCACATTCTGATTGGGGAGTTGCGGGTTTATCTTCTGGAGGAACAACTAGCACAAATCCTTCAGCAGAAACAATGACCGATTTTAGTAGATTTGCAATTAATATAACAAGAAGTGGTGGTGGATTTAGTGCGGGTACTATCTATCAAGTTGAAGCAGATAATAATACAAATGCAACAATAAAATTAGATGCTGAATTATAAGCGAGGTTAAAATGGCAGAACTAAACATTACAAATGCTAAATACTGGAAAAATCCACAAACTAATGAGCAAACACATATACTTTGCAATATAAATGGCTCAACAGATGAAAGTTTTGTTCCAATAGATTTAGAAAATTCACATTATCAAGACATTAAAAAGCAAATAGATGATGGCTCACTTACAATAGCAGATGCCGATTAATGAGAAGTGGACAACCAATATTTGAAACAAATAAATTTGTAAAATCAAAAGTTACCCATTTATTGGCATTAAAAGATGAAGTTGCTTTTTTAAAAACACAAACCGAAGGCGGTGGTAAAGGTCATTTTTTTACAACTATTAATGTTTTAGAAAGACGTATTGAAGATTTAGCAAAGGAAATTGAACCAGATGAGTAAACCAACTATGACAAGTTTACAAAGTGAAATTAATAGTTTGAAAGTAATAATGGAAGATTTGAGTTCCAGAACTCGTAGGTTAGAGAATGGTCTATATGCGGGTATGGGGTCAATTATTTTATTATTAATAGGCTTACTTGTGAGGTAGAATGGTAGTTGCAGAAATTCTTACTGGTATTGCTCTAGTACAAAAATCAGTAGAGTTTATTAAGGGCAACATAGGAACAGTAAACGACATTAAAGACATAGCAAACCAAATAGATGGTTTTTTTACTGGCGAAGAACAGATGAATAAACGTCAAGGTAAAGGAATGTCTATAGCTGAACAATTTGGTTCTGTTGAAAGTACAGCTAGTGATTTTATTGATAGAAAACTTTTAGAAGAAAAAAGATACGAATTAAAGTTGCTTATAGACAATCGCTTTGGGCATGGTACATGGGAGCAAATTTTATCAGAAAGATCAGAAAAGATTAAACAGGCAAAAGAAGCACAAAGACAAGCCAAGATAAAAGCCAAAAAACAAAAAGAAGAAATACTTGAGGTAATTAAGTGGGTTGCGTTTGGATTTATAGGTCTTGGGGTTACGTTTATAATGCTTCTAATAGGGGTAAAAGCCTTTGCTTATGAATATAAAAGCAAAAAATTAACCAGACAACAGCAGATAAATCAAGGTTTAATAAAAGAACCACAGCTTGTTGTATGTAGATTAAAAAAACAAAAAGTTTATAAAGGTAAGGTTGCTTGTATTTATCAAGGTGCTAACAGAACTTTTGAATTATCATTTCAAGATGTTAGAATAGGTTGTGTTAAAAATTTTCGCTGTAAATTGAACTCTAATGGAAAAGAACCTTCAATAGATCAAGTTATGGAAAGTTTGAGGAGCATAGCAAATTGACCGCATTTATGTTAGCTTGTTATTTGAATGGTGCTTTACAGGGTGCTATTTATTTTAAATCTGCGGTGGATTGTACGTTTTATTCAAAAGAATTAAGTGGACAAACATTTGATACACCTACAGGAAGTGAAGAATATAATTGTATGTGTAAGCTAGTTCCAAGTGTTAACCCAGATAAAGTGAGGGTATATTAATGGAAAAAGATAAAAAAATAGTTAATTTAGATATTGGACAAAATAGTTTTGAATTATCACTAAGGATTTTAGGAAATGAATTTGTTGCAATAAAAATTGGTTCAACTAACTTTTCTGGTAAACTAATAGCGGGTGGTATTTTATTATTGTTTTTTACTTTAGTTTTATTAGAGGGTTTTGGTTTAAATGAGATTTTAATACAATGAATGTAGAAACTTTTTTAAAATGGAAGATATTACCAAGATTAATGATGCTTGTAAGCACTATAATGTCTTGGAGGTGTGCAGAATGGTTTATGGCATTAGATGACCCCACAGCATCACAATCAGCTTTTGTATCGGTTGTTATGGGTGTTATGACAGGTATATTTGGAATTTGGATAAATCAAGAACATAAGGTGGAAAAATGAATATTGAAGAATTAAAAGCAGATATTATAAAAGAAGAAGGTGTTAAATATGAGATTTACAACGATCATTTAGGCTATAAAACTTTTGGGGTGGGGCATTTATGTAGAGCAACAGACCCAGAAAATGATATGGATATTGGAACACCAGTTTCAAAAGAAAGAGTTGATGAATGTTTAGAAACTGATTTATACGTTTCCATAAATGATGCTGAAACATTTTGTGAGGGTATGGACATAGACGATAATATAAAAGAATGTGTAACCCATATGTCATTTCAGTTAGGTTTACCAAAATTAAACCAGTTTAAAAAATTCAAAAAAGCCTTACAAGATAATGATATTGAAACAGCTATAGCCGAAATGAAAGATAGTAGGGCATATAATCAAACTACTAATCGTTGGGATAGATTAATTGAAAAGATGAGGAAAAGTATCTAAGTCATTGATTTATAAGGGTAAATCCCTGGGAAGTGAGGAATAAATGATAGCTAGTTTATTACCAGTTGCATCTAAGTTATTAGGTAAATTTATTGAGGATAAGGACACTAAAAATAAACTTGCCCATGAAATAGCTACAATGGCTGAAAAACACGCACAGCAGATAGCATTGGAGCAAATAAAGGTAAATCAAGAAGAAGCTAAAGGTAACTGGTTTCAAAGTTCATGGAGACCTTTAATTGGGTGGATTTGTGGTTTATCACTTGCCATAAATTATATGGTTAGTCCTATGTTAGCGGGATTTGGAATATTAATACCACAAGCGGATATGTCGGTTATGATGCCTTTATTATTTGGTATGTTGGGTATATCTGGAATGAGAAGTTTTGATAAATACAAAAAAACGGACACAAAAAAATGATGTGGTTCTATTTGTCTATAAGTAAATTTTTTAACAAAATTGGAAATTATTTTTATTATCTTCATGTGAAAGAATTGAGGATAAAACAAAAGAAAGATAGTGAAAAACTTAATAAACCTTATTGTAAAAAATGCGTTACAAAATATGCAACAACAGAAGAAATGCAAAGAAAAGAAAATATTATTCATGCCACTCAAGGGGATAAAGTTAGAAAAATCACAGAATTTTGGTTAGAGTGTATTAGATGTAAAGCTAAAACAAAAAAAGGGTATTGTTAATGAGTAAATTTTATATGAAGTTATACGATATTTTTAATGATCTTGCGGGTTATTTTTGGAAAAAAGCATTGCAACCAAGAAAAGAAAGGGTTTACCATGAAACTAACACCAAAACAAAAAAAATTACCAAAAGGACTACAAGAAGCAATTCTAAAAAGTCCAAAAAAAGGTAAGAAGAAAAAGAAAGGAAAGTAAATGCCCTATCATTATGGAAAAGGTTCACATTCTAAGGGAATGAAAAAGAAGAAAAAAACTAAAAAGATGAAGAAGAAAAAGTAAATGGTTTTAGTAAAATCTATTAAAAAGTTTACTTCAAAGCTAAATAAAACCCAACAAAAGGCTATGAATAAACACGCAAGGCATCATTCATTAAAGCATATGCGACAAATGGCAAGGGATTTAGAAGATGGAAGAACTTTTGGACAAGCTCATAAACGAGCTATGGAGAGAGTTGGTAGATGATTGGTTTTACAACAACAGCTACTATTAGTGAACTTATAGACAAAAGACCTATGAGAAGAAGAAAGACTAGGACAAAAAAGAACAAGATGCCCTTTACAGGGCGATTAAGGGCGGTACAGAAACTTTTGCCCACTAGAAGGATAAAGTACTAGGCATTTCCTCAACACCTCACAGGAATGTGTTTTTGGATTATTTCTTTGATTTGATCTAAACATTCAGTCAAACCCCCCTTGACTATAAAATGGGGTGTACCTAGTGCTTTAGACTGTACCGCCCACAATTTTTGA